ACGACGCTGCTCCCCCAGCAGGCCTTCGTCGGTGGACATGCGCTGATCCCATACGCGCTTGACGCGCTTCGTGGCCTCTGGTGTCCAGCCTTCCGCGACGGCCTTGTCCTCGATCTGGGCATAGATGGCTGGCCGGTCCCACTCACGCGGAGCATTGCTGTAACCCGCAGCCCCACCGAGCCAGCTCTTTGCCTTCTCCTTGTGTGCGCTGAGGATCTGCTCAACATGAGAGCGCACGGTGCCATTGCCGTCGCTGGCGTTGTAGCGTCCTGGCGAGCCCGCATTGATCGTCGAGTACAGGTCGAGCATGCCCATGCCACGCTTGAATCCGCGATCCTGCAGAAAGTCACCGACAGCCGCGGTCCATTTCTCGGGTGTGGATTCCTTGTCGATGCCGTACTTTTTGCGCTCAGCTGGCCCAAACTGGATCAGGCCCATGTAATTGCCGCCCGTGCCGCCCATGATGGTGGGTGAAAACGTGCCTCCAGTCTCGTAGGACATCACAGCGGCCACGTCGGAGGGGTCAAGGCCGAAGCGCTTGGCGACGTTCACCGCCACATCCTGCCAAGGCCCTGGCGCGGTACCGGCGAGCGGTTCGCCCTCCTTGGGCGCCACCTGGATCAGATCGGCGCGGTAATCGTCTACGCGGTCCTGTAGCGGACCCTGCATGCGCTTGACCGTCTCCGTGTAGAGATCGCTGGTCATCTCGTCTTTGTAGGCTCCGAGGTATTGGCCAACTTCGTCTATGTCGGGGTCGGGGCTCGAGAACATACGATCGAGCACACCACTGTGCAGCTTGGCCAGCGCGGCCTTTTCAGCCACGGCATAGGCGTCAGGCATAACCTTCTCGTCGATGCCATCAAAAGCAAGCTGCCGGCGCACACTATCGCGCACCTTGAGCCCGGCTTCGTCGCGGAACTGCGGGTTGTCCGACATGACCGCGGCGTCAATAATCGACGACTGCTCAGTGCCGAAGCTGAGCTTGGTCTCCTCACGCGACTGGCTTAGCGCCCAACTTGCTCCCATGCGTCGGGCGCTGCCATCGACGTCAAGCAACTCCTGCTCGATCATCTGTCGCTGTCGGGTCGTCTTAGCCGTGGCCAGCACATCAGACTTGATCTTATCGAGCCCGGTGTTGAAGCCTTCCTGCCCGTCGCGGGCCTGGCCGAGATGCAGACCCTTGAAGCTATCCACGGCGCCGGCGTACTGCTGGCGCGCTTGAGCCGTAGCGAGCCGGGCCTGCGTCTGATCGTTCTCGAAGTTGATCTTGTCCTGTTGGTTGAGCAGGTTCGCAGCACCCGCCAATCCCTCGGAAAGCATGGCCAGACCATTCGGCGCGTCGGTTGCGCGCAGACGTGCGTTGGTATTTTGCACCGGTCCAACCTGGCCGGGCTGATACGTCGGGACGCGAGGCACCTACTTGGGCCTCTGGTTCTTGTATTGATTCGCAGCGCTTAGGAGAGAACCTGCCGTATCGAAACCCGCCTTGACCAACGCCATCTTGCCCGACTGACGCTGCGCGTTCGCCTCGCCCATATAGTTCGATGCTTGAATGTCCCGACCGCGTACGTTCTGGTAGCCCTGCTGGTAGATACGGCTCGCATCCTCCCGGCCAAGCATCTCGGTATCATCCTGCACCCAGGATGCAGTGCCCATATCGACAGACACACCGCCAGCAGCAGCACGGGCGCGCTGGGCGCCCTTCATCTGCCCGACCTTGCGATAGTGGTCTAGCGCCGCCTCGCGCGTGTTTTCCAGCTCCTGCTGGCCTGCCTCGCGCTCCATGGAGGCGTTGCGGTCAGCGATCTTCGCCTGATACTTGGCCTGCGCATTCGCAGCCAAGCCGCCGGTGATCGAGCCGGCAGCAGCAATCGCAGCAGCAGCAATAGGGAGAGCGGCCGGACCACACATCAGGCGATCCTCTCGAACTGCCGGAAAGCCACGCCGCGCACGATCACCTCGTTGTCGTTCACCGTGAAACCCCACTTGCGCAGCAGGCGAATTGCCCGATCATTGCGCGCCGACACTAGATTGCTGAGGCGTCGCGATGAATCGCCCATGCGTGACAGAATGCCCGGCCCCCACTGGATCATCTCGCGAGCATGGCGGTAGACCTCATCTGTGCCCAGGAACCAGGGCGTACCGATGCGATCAAGAAGGTTTTCCACCACGACGCCGAACATCGCGTGAGGCACGCCGTCAACGAGCGCCGTCCATGCCTTCTCGCTGGTCATGAAGGCTAGGCGCAAGGCCTGCTTTGGTTTGCGGCCCATGGCGCGGCATTCTTCCGCGTCGATCGAGCGCATGTTGGTAGCAATGCGGCTGATGTGCCTCCACTCAGCAGGAACGAGGCGCACGCGAGTGTCCATCTAGTCGCCAAGTACCATATCGCGCGCCACACCGAGCACCGTCATAGGTAGCGGATCAGATGAGCGGATCCAACAGGTGATCTCGTTCCAGGCTTTGCCGTCAGTCGACAGCACATAATCGTCACCGTTCATGAGGGCGTCTGGATCGCCATACGCCTCGCTCTCGCGGCTCTTGACCAGGAACAGATGCTTGTCGTCGATACCTGCCATCACCGATCGGCTGTCACGCAGGATCAGGCACAGATCGCCAGTCTGCTGCCGACGCCCTGCATTGAAGCCAGACCCTTTCAAGCTTGACCGAATCGGCAGGAGGTCGATATCGGAGGTATAGGGAAGGCCGAAGGTTGCCTGGCGCGCGGTGGGCTTGTTAGCTGGCAGAGTGACTCGACCATCCTGCACCGTAAGATCGCGCACGACCACGCCGTCAACCAAGCCCCAAACCTTGCGACCTTCAAGATGCCAAAGCCCCGCGAACACTGAACGCGGCTCGTCGAACTCACCAGACACTGAGCAGTCGAGGTAGACGGCATCCGCGACGTCAGTCCACAGGTGAGGCGCCAAGCGCTCCACGAACCGCCGCGTGACACCGCCGACTACACGATCAACGAGGAAGTAGACCCTATCTTCACCGTTCTCCGGGATGCAGATGCAATCCAGGAACTTGCCATCTGTCTCGCAGAGGGTCCACCCCCACACGCCCTGATCCTGCTCCCAGGTAAAGCATAGCAGCGCGCCATCTGAGCGCACCGCCCAGATCATGGACCTCGGCTCTTGCGCATAGCACCAAGCCTTGATCTCGAACCCCTCGAAGAAATGTGGCGAAAAGATCGAAACGTCATTCGACTTCTGCCCATCATATTCGAAGCTATACTGGATCGTGCGAACCGATGACCCGACAGACGGCGCATAGAAGATCACATTGTCGACCACGAGAGCCGGCAAACGCGAGGCGCCGCGCCCCACTTGGCGCTTGACTGACGGCGGGGAGTTGCCAGTCAGGATGCCTCCCTGGCCATCGCCGTCCACCGTGAATATACTATCGGAGGTAAGGGCGAGCAGGCCCGAAGTCGACACGAGTTGATTGATCGAATTAACGCGACCTGCGACAATCGAGAACGCGAGACTGTCATCTTCACGCAACGGCTGCGAGCGGTCCATATTCTCGAGATCGGCCGAACGTGAAGCCCAGATGCCGTTGGGCGTGTTGTTGGATCGCCCCCAGAGTGACCTCTGTTCGAACAATGCCACGGTTGAAGGATAGTCGCCGGGTTGCCCGAACGGATTGTAAGCCTCAGGCGGCGCCCGATCAAGCGCCGGGCCGATGTTATCGTCGCGAAACGAGAGTTGGTCGGTGGTGCCGATATACCCGAAGAACTGCGAGTTCTCGGCCTTGTAGACATTATAGCGGTCAGCGCCGGCAATCGCGCCCCATGAGAATGTGACGTAATTGCGCTTCAGGCTGAGATCGACCGTAGCGGTTTCGATCAACGATGCGCGACTCTCCTGCCCGGTCTTCTCATCTACCGCAGTGACGCAGTAGGAGACAGGTTGCGGGAAGAAGTTCGCACCATCATTCTCGCCATCCTGATTGGGCTGAGTGGGCACCAAAACCGTGCCGCCGGGAGGCGTTAGAGAGGGGCCAAACACCACTTGGACGAACCTCCAAGAGGTATGACCCTCTCTGATAAGCTTCCATGGCGAGTGATTAATGTGGGCAAGGTACATCGTGTCCGCTGTCTGCTCGGAATCAACCTCCGACAGCTCCACGCCATTGTAGGGCGATCCAACGCGATAGATTCGAGATACGCCCATCAGTCTTCCGGCAGCCTACCGTAGTAGCCTTGACCTGGCCGAACCACTACAGGCGGGGTAGGATCAGGCACAGGGGCAGGAACAGGTGGCGCAGTGGGTGCAGGTGCCGGATCGGTGGTGCGTGTGATGCCGCCTTCGGCGCTCGTGAACACTCCGGCTGTTCTGGTATCGGCATTGATCGCGAAGTGCCCCGAATCTGGCACTGCTGCGACAGTCCAAGTCCGGCCGTTCAGCAGATCGCCCAAGGTGCCAGCGATACCACTGAGATACACCTGTTGGCCAACACTGTAGCCGTGGAAGGCTGCCGAGATGACCGCCTGCGAGGCATTCGAAACATCGGTGATCGCAATTTCAACCTCGACGATGCGGCCACCACTGGCGATCGGGCTCATGTAACCTTGCCCCATCTCCAACGCATAAGTCTGCGTAAGGCTGAATTGGAATGGAAGCAGCCGGTTACCAGCGCTCTTGTCAAGCACCTCGCCAACAAGCTGCGTACCTGGGCGCTTCGTCAAGCCGCCGTATTTCAGCACCATGACGTTGCGTGCCTTGCGGACTGCCGACCCCCAGGCCTCGACATCGAACCTGCCGTAGAGGTGTGGAGCGATCTCGCCGCGGCTGAAGTTGGTCTGCGACGCCCGGAAGTTCGTCACACGCCATAGCCCATGCGTGCGTACTCAGCTTCCGAGGTGAAGCGGATCTGCCGGCGATCGGTCTTGTTCTCTTCGTCGGTCAGGGCGGCGGTGCGCGAATACATGGCAGCGTTGGCCAGCGTCTGCGCAACCTTGACGTCCTTGGTCAGCGGCATGGCAATGCGCGCGGCCAGTTCGTCAGCAAAGGCCTTCTGCATGAGTGGTGATAGCTCGGTGACGTCGATTTGGTTGCGGGTGTAGATCAGCGTAGCACCCGGCACGTTGGTGTAGATCGCGCCTTCCTCATGCGTGAAAGAGAGCGTGATCGCTTCCTGTAGAGGGAAGTTGTAAGGCCCACCGGTGGGCAGGGACGCGGCAGCCGCTTCGACACTGCGGATCGCGATAGGCTGTGCCATGTCGGACGGTGCTGCGTAGCGATAGAGCCACTCTGCCGAGCGGTCATTCGCCAATTCTGCCAAGGCCACACGCTTGCGGCCGAGCGGGATAAGATCGGACCAGTCAGCAATTTCATTGAGCAATGGCTGAGCGAAGCGCTTGCACTCGCGCGCTTCCAACGAAGCCTCATCAATGCTCGCAATCTGCCCCTTCGCAACGGCGGCAAGGGCTCGGTTGCAGAGGTCGATGAGTGCAGCCATGCTCGCGGTTTACGGCGCGCACCACAGGGGTTGAATCGCGCTAGGCGGCGTTGACCTTAACGATGTCGACCACAAGCTCGTACTGTCCACCCAGAAGCGCGATTGCCGGCGTGTTATGCGAAACGGTGATCTTGCCAGCTACCGCGCACCCAGCATCAACCACCGAGTAGTTCGGCGGCTTGCCGTTGGTGTAGCTAGCCGCGCCGTTCAGCTTGTACTTGCGAATGAACGGCTGATAGCGCTCGCCGGCCAACGTGCCAGCGCAGTCCACCGTCAGATCCTTAATGCCGGCCTGAATAGCGAGCAGTTGGGCGCTCTGGATAAGGCTGACCTGGCCGACCAACGTGTAGCCAGGGATTCCAGTATCACCCTTTGCGCCAATCGCACCCTGCGATCCCGTTACTCCTTGCGGACCCTGCGAACCGGTATCCCCTTTCGGGCCAGCCACGCCCTGTGGCCCGACCGCGCCAGTTGCTCCAACATCCCCTTTGGGGCCCTGAGATCCTGTGGCACCCGCAGCACCATTTTCACCTTTTGCACCAGCGGGCCCGATGGCTCCTGCAACACCTTGTTGGCCGGCCAATCCGCGGTCACCTGTATCTCCCTTGCTTCCTTTAGCACCCACGTCTCCTTGCGGGCCTTGCGCTCCCGCAGGGCCCCTATCGCCTTTGTCGCCCTTGAGAGCAGCGCGCTGAGCGTCGGTCAGCAGAGGATAGGTGTACTGCCCTCTCACAAGCCACCGCTTCCCAGCGTGTAGATGAGGACGCTCTCGCTATCGGTCTGCACAGGCGTTCCATCAGCCTCGATCAATGGCCATCCAGGTCGCGGCCATGGCATCGCCACGATGAAATCCGGGGTTTGACTGGCCCGCAGATGCTCGCCACCCGGAGCAATCAGGTGCCCCTTGAGCATCGGTGTCGCCATGCTGGACTGCGAGCCGGTCCAGCCACGATACCAGACCCAAAACAGATTGGGGTTTTGCATGGTAAAAGTGGTGACGCCACGAGCTTGCAGAAGCGCTCCACCGATCGCGAGAGGCTGCGGTTCTGCTGAGACTGGAATGACGAAAGGGTCGATCGTCAGATTGCGCTTGAAGGCACGCGCTGGGTTGACGTCAGGCATCCTGCTTCACCCATCCACTATCGGAACTCTGTCCAGCAACAGTCCATTGATAGGTGCGCACCCAAGTGTCGGTGCCATCGGTTACCGTGTCGGTCGAGAGGTTGCCCGACGTGTCATAGGTGAAAGCATGTGCTTTCCAGGTCGGCACCGGGTTACCCTCAGTGTCTCGATCCGCGGTGGCCATTGCCACTTGCTCCGGTGTCGCCGCGAGGCGTGGGATGTTCTGCTGGCCACGTTTGACCGGCGTACGGGAAAAGTTTTGCGTGTCTGCCATGGAAGTAGGGCCGGCCATTCCTGACCGGCCCTGCCTGCTTAGTTCTTGAGCTTCATCGTGTCGGCCGAAGGACCGGAGCCATCGGGCTTGTCCTTCTCGGCGTCGAAGATCTTGTCCTCGAGCTTGGTCTGCTTCTTGACTTCAGCCGGGGTGATGTCTTCCATCCAGGAGCCCTGAGGCGCGTCGGTCGAAAACACCTCACCTTCCTTCACGAAGCGAGACTCCGACGACAGAAAGCCGTCAGCGGTTGCGCGGTAGGTCTTTCGTGCCATTAGCGGCCTCCGTAGCTGTAGTTGGTCTGACGGGCCATCACGACGCCAGCGGTGATCTTGCCGGTGGTCGGGTTGGTGCCGGTGACATCAAAGAACAGGCGCATGTAGCGCGCGCTCGTGCCATCAGGCAGGGAGTCGATCACCTTGACCGAGTGCCCAGAGACAAGGCTCGACAGCGGGATCTGACGCCCGCTTTCGATCGTCTCCCACGTCGCGTTGTCGGCAGAGGTCTGCACCTGAACCTGCAGCGACGTGACGTTGTTGAACGCCTCGGTGATGAGGATCGCCAACGGCACGTGAACGCTGCGACCAACGTCCTTGTTGATCGGCGTGGTGCTGCCGAACGGCGTGCCCGAGGCGAGCAGGTCGATGGTGTTGGTCGATGCTGCATCGCCAGTGATTGCCTGCTGATCGCTGAGCAGGAGGGTTTTATCGAAGATCATCTGTGTGTCCTCCTGTTCGCGTTACTGGACGCGGGTTTCGGTGAGCAGCAGCGAGTCAGTTTCGCGGATCGGCATACCCATCCACGTCTTCACTTCGGCGCCGTCGAGCTCCATGCGGCCGAGCGTCAACGCGTTGTTGATGTTGGCGTTGAAGCTTTCCTCCATGAGGGCCGCGATCGTCACGCGGTTCATGTAGATCACAGTGCGACCAGGGCTCGCCTCACCAGGCTGTTCCATCTTGTAGGCACGACGGCCCTGCAGCTGGAAATACGCCTTGCGCATGAGCTTGTTGAGCGAGACCGGCGTGGCATTTCCGAGATCGGACACGTCGATGTTGGCGATACGCGCGTTGTAGCGCCAGTCCTTGACGGTCAGGCCGATGTGCTGGCTGAACTTGCGCTCAAGCACATAGTAGGGGTTCAGGTTCTCATCGAGAACGCGCTGACGCCCCATGTCTTCCGTCTGCATGCCCGCGCGAATGTTCTTCGGCACGATGATGCTGGTCTGGGCGTCGCCGTGCGTGACGAAGACGATCGACGTGTTGTCCGAGCCCGTGCCGCCGCCATCGATGACGTTCGGGTTGGCGAGCGTATTGTAACGCGCGAACAGGCCGTGAAACTGCTTGGGGCTGACTGCGACGTTCGAGTACCAGATCGCGCTACCGATGATCTGGGCGAAGCTCTGCATGAAGCCAGCGGCCTCCATTGCGCGGAGCTTGTCGACATTCGTCGGGTCCAGATCCAGCAAGCGGGTGTCGACGGCATCCAGGCCTTCGAGGAACCCGGTGGTATCCTCAACGCTGGTGTAGCCACCCTTGCTCTGCGGGATGCCCTGATAGAGCGCGCCCCAGGTGCCCGTAGGCAGACCAGCGCGCATGGAAACCATGTGCGATGCGCCCTTGTTCGCCGTAATGACATTGGCGTCTGCATAGAACGGTTCGAGAGTTGCGAGAGTTTCAACTACCCCGCCAAGGTCGGTGTCGCGCACGGCATCGACATCAACGAGGTTTAGGAACGTGTTGCCGATAATGGCCATGGGTCAGACCCCCTTTGGTGCAGGTGAGGCAAGCTTCTCGTGGAGAGGCTTGGGTTTGGTAGAATTGCCCGCATTGGCGCGAACAAAGCCGTCTTCCGAAAGCATCTCGCCCACGCTGCGCATCACGCGCACCATGTCAGGATGATTGCCGAAGCCGGTTTCGGTGAGCAGCTTGCGGAAGTCCGAACCTTCAGCAAAGCCGAAGTGGTCGAGAGCCTTCGCGGCAAGGTGCAGCGTTTCGTCGAGCTTGCCGCCGCCGATGTCAGGGTCGGCCTTAGTCGCAGTGAGCCATTCGTTCTTCTGTTGCGCGCCGGCATCCGCGAGCGACTGCAGGGTCTCGGTGGCCACCTTGTCGCGAAACTGCGCGGCAACCGGCATCAGCTTGTTGGCCTGATCGTTCGACAGGCCGAGATCCTTGAACACAGGCTCGGCCATCTCGATCGCCGCAGCATCAAGCTCCAGGCCTTCGACGGTCAGCTCGTACTTCTCGGGCACGACATGTTCAGGCTCAGGATCAGCCGAAGGATCGGGCTCGCCCTCCTTCAGTTCTCCGCCGAGGAGCGACGTGTCCGCTTCACTCGTCGGAGCCGGATCAGCTTCGACGGCTTGTGTGTCGGTCGTGGTCGGCTGTTCGGTGGTCGCGACATCGACCGGCGCATCACTCGTCGAGGGCGCTGTATCTGGTTGTGTCGTCGTTTCGTCGGCCACGGGACTTCTCCTTGGGGGTGTTCATCGCTGTCAGGATCACTGCGTTGAGGGTCACGAGCGCATCGGGGTCGACGGCGCGAACGTCCTCAGGTTGGCCCAGGTGAGCCAGCTGCAGTATGTCGAACCCCAGACTGCGACGTCCCTCTGCGAAGCTGAGGTCACGCGGTGCTTGTCCATGAGCG